GCATCACAGGATATCCAAGAGGGTAGCACTGATGATTTTCTGAATAGGATGGGGTTAGGAGACCCCGACCCATCCAATCACAAAACGGGGTTTGAAAGTGCTGATGAAATTGTAGATTGGTTTAATAGAGATAAGCCTGATGACTGGAGGCAGCGTGACTAAATTTTTAATGTTCACAAAAGAATCTTGCGGACCATGTGGTCTTGTAAAAAAGTATATTACTGCTCTCAAGGATCCTCGCGAGAGTGTTATTGAAGAGGTCTATCTTGAAGATGTAAGTGATGTGCCTATTTCTGAAGAGAATCTTGCTCTCGCTAGAAAGTATGGTGTGACCGCTACTCCTGTTCTTATCATCGCTGATGAGAATGGAGAACTATTAGAAACTTACATTGGTGGTGTGCCCATCACACAAAATATTCGTAAAGTGTGGGACAAATATAATGTTTGAGAAAATTACACCAGAAACTTACGAAAAGATGAACGAAGAGTTTGAAGAAGAAGGTCTTGCCTTCCGAATCATTGTTCCTACTCAAGAAGAGATTGATGACTGGCAGCAACGTAACTAAATTAAATATCACCAAAAACTTGGTAGAAAAGATTGCTGAACTTTTAAATGCAGAAGTTCACTATT